TATTGGACGGGGCTCGCGCTCCGCTACCCAATGTGGCACCGTGTTAACCCTGAAGTATGGGAGCCCACGGAGCAGAACTATAGCGTGATGTTTACAGTACCAAAGAACTCTGACATTGATCGGGTGGCTTGTAAAGAGCCTGAGATCAATATGTTTCTTCAGCGAGGCCTTGGTCTCCGTATCCGCACGCGGTTACGGACAGTAGGGATTGATCTTCAAGATCAAACTCGAAACCAAAGCCTAGCGCGGGACGGACGAAAACGGGGTCTCGCGACCCTTGATTTGTCCTCCGCGTCTGATACGATCAGTCGAGAGATTGTTCGTATCCTTGTACCTAACGACTGGTACGTAGCCCTCGATGACCTTCGGGTCAAAGAGGTCGAAATACCAGGCAAAACCGTTAGGCACCGCCTGGAGATGTTTTCGTCTATGGGGAACGGTTTTACGTTCGAGTTGGAATCCCTAATCTTCTGGGCCCTGACTCGTGCGGTAGCCTACCTCATAGGTGCACGTGGTGCTATCAGCGTCTTTGGTGACGACATCGTATGTCCGATACCAGTGGCGAAGATGCTCCGTAGAGTGTTTGCCTTTTGTGGTTTCTCTGTAAACGCCAAGAAATCTTGTATTTCCGGCGAATATCGAGAGTCATGTGGAGCGCACTTTTACGGCGTGCAGAGTGTTGCGCCTTTCTTCATCCGTTCTCGTCCTAGGGAAATTACCGATCTAATACAGATAGGTAATCAACTGGCGAAATGGATGATCGGTGAGGAATACCTCCCCGATATCCCTCCGTCTCTTTTCTTGCTCTGGGTCCTAATTGCGGACCGCGTGCCTGAAAAGTTCTGGGGGGGTACGTCATTCGAGCGAATTGATGCTCTTGTGACGGGGCATATGCCCAGAAAGAGGTTCCATCGACTTATGGAACCAAGTGACGCGCCTATGCAAGGCGCGTACCTGCAGTGGCACTACGATAAGTGTGGCAGACGATTAGTTGATGTCTGCTCACCTACGGAAACGGCCCGTGAAGGCCGCTGGGTTGTCAGACCCAATCGTAGTTGGTACGACGAGGAGCACAACTACCTGAT